TACGGTACGCTGACCGAAGCAAACACCTACTTCGATGAGCGACTACATTCCACAGCCTGGACCGACTCTGCTGCCGCAGACCGGCCCAAGGCTTTGAACCAGGCACGCATCAGCATTGACAGCCTGAATTTTAAGGGTGTGAAATCTGCCATCTATGATATCATGTATGACAGCTCTGGTAATCTGGTAAACCCAGGGCCTAGCCAGGTGGCTGTTATCGCTGCCAGTGAGACCCAACCTTTGGAATTTCCACGGGGCTCTGACACAGATGTCCCCGATCAAATCAAGCAAGCTCAGTGGGAGGTTGCTGCAATGATACTGGATGGGGCTGACCCTGACAGTGAATATGAGGCGCTTCGTGTGAAGCGTCAAGGCTATTCGACCGCTCGGACTACCTACGCCGACGACGATGCAAGTGTAGAGAACATAGTGTATGGGATTGTGAGCCCCATTGCATGGCGACTACTCAAGCCGTTCCTACTCTTTCAGGATAGTGTTCACCATAGTAGGGTTGACTAACATAGGTTAGGAGCTACACATGTTTGATTGTTTGTTCACGGAACTCGCTTGTTACGAAGGTGAAGAGACGGCCAATACCGGTGATACTGGTAACACCAGTAACACCACACCCACTGGCAAAGCGTTCAGTCAGGAGGATGTCAACAAGTTCCTTGCGGAAGATCGTCGCAAACATCAAGAACGATACAGTAAACTTGAGAAAAGCTACGAAGGACTCCTTGGTGACCAGAACCTGGTGGCCGAGACCCGTGACAGGCTTGAAACGGAACTAGAAAGTCTGCGAGCTACCTTCCGCACGAAGGAACAGCAAATCGAGCATGATAAGCAGAAACAACAGAAAGAGTATGAAAGCAAGTTGCAAACTGCAACTGAGTCTGCAAAGAAATATGAGGCTCTGTACACAAATTTTGTCATCGACGATGCTCTTCGTTCGGCAGCCGTTGCCGAGGAATCATATGATGACTCACAGATCCCTAGTATTCTGCGCCCACTGACGAGCCTCGAAGAGGTTCTGGATGAAGATGGCAAGCCCACCGGCAAGATCGCACCCATGGTAAAGTTCCCTGATGTTGATGCCGAGACTGGCCAACCAATTGAAACGCGCCGCACCCCAGCAGAAGCTGTTAAACGTATGAAAGAACTTCCCCTCCGGTGGGGAAATCTCTTCCGCGCCAACGTTGTCAGTGGAGTTGGACAAGGCACCGCGACTGGTAGCGTAACACCAGGTAAGGGCGGCTCTATTGATCCCTCAAAGCTGACTCCCGAACAGTATCGGAAGATCAGAAAAGAAAACCCGGGTCTATTGGGATTACGAAACCGCAGCTAACCGGGGTAAAGATTGTAAATCAACCCTTTCTCTAAGGAGTTAGTAATGTCTTATTTCTGTACCATCGAGTTGGCTTGCTATGCCAATGACAACGATGCAATGGTTCCGGAGCTTTGGGCTCAGGAATCGCTGGCCATTCTCGAAGAGAACATGGTCATGGCCCGCTTGGTCCACCGTGATTTCTCGCCGGAAGTCGCCAACTTCGGTGATGTTGTAAACACCCGACGTCCGGCCGAGTTCATCACAAAGCGTAAAGTTGACAGTGATAGCGTGACAGCACAGGATGCAGTCACGACAAACGTGGCGGTCCCGCTGGATCAGCACATCTATGTCAACTTCACCATTAAGGATGGTGAAGCCAGCAAGTCTTTCCAGGACCTGGTGGACATGTTTATGGCCCCAGCCGCACAGCAAATCGCTCGCTCGGTTGATCGTGTACTGATCGGTCAAGCTCCTCAGTTTGCTGTCAACCAGGTTGGTCGCTTGGCTGAGATGACAAGCTCAAATGCCAAGGATTTCATGCTCTCTGCACGAGAGAAAATGAATGACAATAAGGCGTATGCAGCAGGTCGTAATCTGATTCTGACATCGGCGTCCGAGACCGATCTCTTGGCCACCGAACTGTTCATCCAGGCCAATACGCGTGGAGACGGTGGCACGGCTCTGGAGCAGGCTCGCTTGGGCCGGTTACTCGGCTTCGACACCTACATGGATCAAAACACGCCATATTTGAGTTCGACCAGTGGCGAAACAGCAACTGGTAACCACAACACGGGTGCCGCCGCTGGCACAACTGGTAACGTCGCCGTGTACGCGGCTAACTATGTGGCCGCTGTTGGTGAGTATATCTGGATTGAAGGTGAAGGTCAGCTTCACGAGGTCAAGGCAGAAACGGATGATGCCACCAATACCACTGGTATTACCCTCGTTGATTCTTATGTCAACACCGTCGCTGCTGGTGCGGACCTGGTTATCTACAAGAGCTGCGATGTTAATCTGGCTGCTGGCTACGCGGCTGGTTGGTCTAAGGAAATCTTGTTGGACGGTTATGCCGCTAACACGGGCCCGTCGGTTGGTCAGATCCTGTCCACAGGCACCAGCAATGGTAGTGATCGTCACACCTACACCGTCATCGAAGTCATTAACGACTCGACGACAACGTGCCGGGTCCTTTTGGATCGCCCGTTGGAAGCCGCTCTAGCCGACGACGATTTGGTGTTCCCTGGTCCGAAGGGCTCGATCAACTTCGCGTTCCACCGCGATGCACTGACTCTCGTGACACGCCCCCTGGCCCTTCCTGACACCAGCTTGGGTGTCCGCTCTGCCGTCGGTGCGTACAATGACGTTGCGATGCGTGTTGCAATGCAATATGACATCGCCAGTCAGGGTACAAAGGTCACCCTTGACCTGCTCTGTGGTGTCAAGGTTCTTGATACGAACCTCGGCTGCCTGATGCTTGGCTAGTCTTATTCCTGCCTGGGAGCCTTAGGGCTCCCCGGTGGGCTTTTATTTGGAGCAGCCATGGCTGAAGAATCCCAACGTCGTCTTGTCACTGATGCCATCAGTACACCCAAGGGATACCAACGTTTTACCTCATTGAGCAGCGCCATCAGTATCAATGCCAAGAACGCACGGTTTGCTCTTATCCAGCCTTACGGAGCAAATGTACGATGGCGAGATGATGGTGTTGACCCAACTGCTAGCGAGGGCATGATTATCTTCAATGGTCAAATCTTCCCATACTATGGTGACGTGAAAGAGATCCGCATCATTGAAATGTCCGCCAGCGCGGAGCTAAATGTCTCCGTCTACTACTAATGCTCGACTGGAAATACATACCGTTCAAAGCCCTGGGACCCAGCACACCAGGTATCCTGGCGGGAGTGGCCTTGGTTGGCAACGGCATTGTATTCAACCAGGCAGCCTTGTCCACGGTTGACAGGGTTCTATCAGCCAGCAATGCGCTGTCCTTTACGCAGTCAGACTATTTCATTGAGAATATCTCGGACACCCTTAGCGTGAGCTACCTGGTAGCCTGGAACAAAGAGCGGCCAGTGTCGGCGTCCAGTACATTGAGTTTCACCGACAATACTCAGTTCTCTGGCGGCCGCATTAATGAAGAGATACTTCTTGACATCATCGCCGATGGCACGGTATTGGCTGGTCAGCCCATTTATATCAAATCTACTGGAAATGCTGCTTTGACAGAATATGATGATGCCACCAAATCCAGCGTGGCAGGAGTGGCTGTCAGTGATGGGGGTGGCATTCCCACAGGGAACCTTACATACCAGACGGGTGGGCATATTACACTGACCGACTGGAGCGCGGCCACAGGCAGCGCTATGCTTACCCCTGGGGCTCCCTACTACTTAACCTCCACAGCGGGCATGATGTCGGTCACCCCTCCAACGGGGGATGGAGAGTTTGTCGTGAAGGTGGGGCGTGCTGTGAGCACCGATACATTTGCACTTGAACTTGGTGAAGGGGTCGGTCTGTGACAAAGCAAATCCTAACCATCGACGGTGGCCAGATCGTCCAGCAACCGGCCGGAGAGACCGTGGAACTTACTGGCCCCCTGGACACGACCACACAGATTATCACTGCCACCGGGGCCCTGACGCTCATGCCTGGGGGATCTGGTGGGATACAGGCAGACAACACTAGGGACGCCCGGGGCATTTACTCAATCGACTTACAGGTTGCTACCACAGCCAATAGCCAGGTAGCCAGTGGCGCGTCTTCCATGATCCTTGGGGGAGTCAGCAACACGGCCAATGGGCTACGGGCTATGGTGGTTGGTGGCGTGAGCAATGTGACCACGGGACAGGTTTCCTGTATACTTGCTGGTGAGTCAGGGCTAATTGATGGGTCCAGTCTATACTCAGTTATTGCGGGAGGCAAAGGTAACAGCATCCTCGGTTCGTCTAATGCTGCCATCTGTAGCGGCAACACCTGTACAATTAATACCGGGGATTATGGTTTCATTGGTGCTGGTCTTAGGAACACAGTGAACGGCACCGGAGCCACGGTTGTTGGTGGTAATGACAACATTGCCTCGGGTACATCTTCTTGCGTTGTTACTGGTAGCACAGGGAACATAGATTCAAGCTCCTCGTATTCTGTCATTGCTGGTGGCCAGAGTAACAAGATACTAGCCTCGCAGTATTCATTCATTGGCTGTGGGCATGCCTGTACAATTAACACCGCAAACTCAAATTTCATTGGGAGTGGGGAGAGTAATTATGCTAGTGGTAATCTGTCCGCAGTGATATGTGGTAGAGACAACACGATTTCAGGGGACATCTCCTGTGTCATCACTGGCACTTCGTGTAATATAGGCTTAGGATCATCCAACTCGGTAGTTGCCGGTGGATATAACAATGACATTCTTACCTCAAACTACGCATTCATCGGTAGTGGAAGTGGTAGCACAATAAACTCTGGGGGAGACTATAGTTTCATTGGTAGTGGCTCTGATAATAAGGTTGATGGTATCCTAGCTGTAATAGTAGGTGGGCTGACCAACACTGCATCTGCACAAGCTTCTGGTATATTGTCTGGCAGCTCATGTAGCATTGACTCTGACTCCACCCATGCGATACTTGTTGGGGGTGACAATAGCACTATAAACGCCTCACGATATGCGTTCATCGGCTGTGGAAATATCTGCACAATCAACACCGCAAACTCTAGTGCCATTGTTGCTGGTGAAAGCAATAACATCACCAGTGGTGGTATCTATTCCTTCATAGGTGCTGGGCAAAGTTGTACTGCCTCTAATACCACCTCGGTATGTGTAGGAGGCTATAATAACACTGTTTCCGGTCCTTATGCTGGGGTCGTGTCTGGTTACTCAGTAACAGCCACTGGCTATGCCTCATTCATCGGAGCTGGTAGTACCATAACAATCACGGAGGGTGCCTCCTATGGGGTAGTCTGTGGCGGAAGAAATAATACTGCTACAGCCACATATGCCTCTGTCCTGGGCGGGTATTACTGTGACGCCTCAGCCTCTTATGGTACAGTCGGTGGTGGGTATGACAGCAATGCTCAAGGGCTCTATTCTACCGTGGCGGGTGGTCGCAGCAATACAGCATCGGGACCCAACAGTTGCATACCCGGTGGATACGACAACCGCGCTACCTCTGATAATAGTTTCGCTTGTGGCTTACATGCAAATGCAACTTTCAAGGGAGCCATGGCCCATGCCAGTAGCTATGTGGCTCATCGAGGTGATGCACAGACACAGGTAGTTCAGATGCTTGGGACAACTACGGCTGCCACCACTGCTCTGTTATATACCGATGGAGTCAGTGAGAAGCTGGTAATGACAGCCAGCTCCGCTTGGACATTTAAGGCATTGGTAGTTGGCTTCAATTTTACTGATGAGACAGAAGCTGTCGGCTATGAGGTCACGGGCGTGGTACGTAGGACAGGCACTGGGGATATCACATTCCCATACCCACCCACTGTAACTCTGTTGGGACACGATAATACCTTACATACTGTAGCCGTAACTGCAAATACAACGACTCAATCTTTGGACTTCGTGGTACAAGGGACTGCTGATACCATAATGAAGTGGACAGCCCAAGTGGAAATCGTTCATCTGGATAATCTCTAATGGGAACTCTACCGGAACTGCTGCATGACTTTGGGCCAATCATTGGTGTGATTTTGTTCTTTATCTGGCGTGATTGGAAACGCGAGGACAAATTACAAGAGCGTGTCACTAAACTGGAAACCTACCAACAACAGACATTAATCAAACTGGTAACAGACACAACTGCTGCCTTGACACAGAACTCTGAGTTCTTGAAGTGGTCAGGCCGCATCCTTGAGAAACATGATGGCAAGAGCTAACTATAACCTGATTAAGTTCATCAGGCAGAACATCTATCAGCTCAAGCGCGAGTATGGTGGAAGCATTCAGATCAATCTACTGGGGGATATAGACACTGATTTAGAGACTGGTGTGAAGACTGCAACGCAGACCAGTTATGATATCAACCGGGCTATCGTGCTCCCGGTGAGATATAAGCGAGAAGTAATTCGCACCATCTCCATGATCTCTGCTAACAAGAAATTCGTCGAGGGTGGCATCTTTGAGACTGGTACTCGCACCTTTATCATCGACCGCAGAGATTGTCCTGCCATCACTGGACTCAAGCCTGAAGACTGGATTGTCTATGATGGAAAACGGTATGAACTAAAGTGGATCGACGAGTTTGAACAGAATACTGCTTGGGTAATAGTTGGTAAAGAATTAGAATCAGCCCAGAAGAATGAGGTTTTATTGGGGACAGCTGACAGCACATTGGCTATGACTGATGTGGTATTGGGGCACATAGTAACTACTTACCTTGTGAATGCCCCTTCAATCATGTCTCTTACAGATTCAGTGTCGTCTACTAGAGACTTTGCAGTATCTGCCTACTCGAACCTTGGACTCACTGTAAATGCGAATGAGGTCTTAAGGGGTGCGATAGCTGAGAGTGCTGCTTCAAACATATCTCTTGTCAGTTCATTAACGGGCGTGAAAGACACCAATAAGAGCATCACTTCAAACATATCTCTTGTCAGTTCATCTACGGCTGTGAAAAATGTCAACGAAGATATTACTTCAAGTATGTCTCTTATCAGTTCG